GACGCCACTGCCACCGCCGCCACCACCGGGCCAACTTCCAGCCGACCCGGACGCGACATTGCCGCCGCCGCCCGCGCCACCGAGCGCGCCGGCACCGCCATTGCCGCCGGTCTGGCCGGATGTGTTGACCATGAGATAGGGCGCCTCGGACCAGCCGCCGCCACACGTCAGGTCGCCACCGACGCCTTGACCACCGCCGCTGCGAGCCGAGCCGTCAGACAGCGTAGTCGAGACGTTGATCGCGCCGCCGGTCGCAGACACATACGCCCCGAAACTGGACGTGCCGCCGGCAGTCGGGAGGGCGGCGAGGGTGCCACCTGTGCCACCCGCTCCCACCGTCGCGGTAATCGTCGCGCCGGGCGTCAGTCCGGTGATCAGGCGCTTGGCATAACCGCCGCCGCCTCCGCCCGCGCTCGCATAACCGCCGACGCCCGCGGAACTTCCAGCGCCAGCCCCCCAGACCTCGACCTCGATGGCCGTGACATTCGCCGGGACCGTGAACGTCGCGGTTCCTGCCGATGTCAGCTTCCAGATGTTCTTGAACGGCACCCGGAACAGCGCTTTAAGCACCTGGAAATTGTCCGTTGGGTCGGGCGACAGGCTGGCCGCGGCGATCACGTTGATCAGTTCCGCGAGCAACGTATTGGCGACGTCAGGATCCCAGATCGTGGATGGGGTCGAGCCGGGCGGCCCACCGTAGGCGTAACCGGGCGTCCCGACTGCCGGCTGTTTGGCGGGCAGCGATCCCGGAGCCTGAGTGCCGTTCTGGATGAGTTGCATTATCGTGCCCGACGCGCTGCGATGAAACCGTATGCTGCCATGGTGGACGTTCCGAACGTGGAACTGGCCGACAGGTAAACCGTGGTCGTGAGTGCGACGTTCACGCGCCGGCACCCGACCGGAAGGATGTTGCTGCCGCCAGTAGTGAGCGTGCCCGTGAGCGTCGCTTCAGCGCCGGCATTCGGGGCGGTCGGCGCAGATGCCGATGTGGTGCTGATCCAGCCAGACAGCGCAGCGATCGTGGTGCTGGCGCCGGCAGAAAACCCTACGTTGCCGCACACGTCCCAATCACCGGCCGTCAGCGAGATCGAGGTGACATCGGCCGCCATGCCAGTCGTCAGGGCTATCGCAGAACCGACCGCGACGTTGCTGGAGATGTATTCGCCTAGGATGCCGCTGGCCGCGTTACCGCCCGCTGTGGTGCCATTGACAGCGGACGACGGCAGCGCCTGGAACGTCGGATCGGCCGCGGCGCCGTTGCTCATCATGACCAAACCAGCCGTCCCCGGTGCCGCACCCGCTACAGCGGACGTGCCGGCGCCAATCAAGACCGAGTGTGCCGTCAGCGACGCCGCCCCTGTGCCACCATTGGCCACGCCCAGCGTCCCGCCCAGCGTCAGCGTCCCGGTCCCGGTGATCGGCCCACCGGAGAACGTCAGGCCCGTCGTGCCGCCGGATGCGGCGACACTGGTGACGCTGCCGACCACTTGCCACGCTGCGCCGTTCCAGAACACCGGAGCGGCGCGCGTCGTGTCGTAGCCGACCCAGCCGGTCGCGGGCGCCAGCGGTTCCGAGCCGGTTGCCCAGTTCCCAAGCGCGACCTGCTTCTGCACCGTGACTGCCTGATAGGTCGGCGACGGGAATGTCTGGGCATGCGCCGCCGAACCGAGCGCGACCGAAGCCGCCGCCGCGAAAATCAACCGCAATTTAGGCAATAGTCACCTCGCCGCCATTGTTCCAAAGCTGTTCGGTTCCGTCGCCGGGATTCGTCAGCGGCAGATCGCCACCGCCGAGAGCCAACAGAGCGGCGGCTGTTGTGGATGCGAAATAGAGCGGAGGCGCGGACGGGTTCGGGACCACGCCCGGCACCACCGCAACCGCGTCATTGTTCGACCAGACAGACCCGGCGGGCAGCCCTGTCGGGTCAGTCGGGTAGCCAGCGGGAGGCGTGACCAACGTCAGGACGCCGCCGTTGCTGTAGAAATCGACTGTTGCATAAACGAAATTCAGGACCGTGTGCGCCGGCATGATGGCGCGTAACCGGCATTCCAGTTCGCCAGAGCCGATCGTCCAGAAATAGTCGTTCGTCTGGTTGGTCCCGAGCCGGAAATACGACGTCACCGCCGCGATCACGCGCACTTCCCAATGATGCGGCGTGCTCAGTTCGCGGATGGTGATATCGTAACCGATCGCCTTTGCAACCGCGGTATAATACGGCACGGACTGGCCGCCCGAACCGATGAACTTCGCCAGGATCGCGCGCTTGCGCTGTTCCAACGTCGGGTTCGGCGGCGTGCACTTGTCCGGCAGGCCAAGGGTTTCTTCCCATTCTTTAATGAAATTGAGCGTCGTTGCGGGCGAAACGTCAGGTATCAGATCCGTGCCCGCCTGCCCACTGCGCTGATAGGTCGGCGCAAGGGCTTTCAACAGCGCATACAGGTTGCTTGACGGATCGCGGTTCCAGGCAAATCCACGCGGCAGCAGATTCGCCATCGCCTGGGCGTAGTCATCAGCGGAATAGGTAGGCATTACGCGAACGTCACCGTGCCGCGGGTGAAGATGTGTCCGATAGTCGGCGTCTGCGGAAATGACGGAGCCGTCACGCGGAACGAAGTAATGCCGGGCTGCGCGCTGATCGCGGCGTCAACGTCGGACTGATCAATCGAGACGTCTGACAGCGGCGACGCTTTCTGATAAAGCAGGCCGTCGATTGCCGCGGTGGCTGCAGCGCGGGTCGTCGTCGTGTCCGGGTTCAGGCCGGCAATGGTGAAATTCAGTGCGGTGGCTGCCGGCGCTTTGCTGTAGACCAGCGCCGTGACAGGCCGCAGCGGGTAGATGTAGTTCGCCACAGTCAGTTGATCGCCGGTCGCCGCAGTGATGCGCGTTTCCGAGGTTGCCCCGCCATTCGTGCCCTGCGGAAAACCGCCGAACGCGGCCTCGACCACGTCCCACATCGTAAACACCGTGACCGTGCCGTCGCCGTCCGATAGCGGCTGGCACCACGCCCTGGTGACGCCCGGCACCGCCAGCGCCCACGCGACGTAGTCAGTCGCAGCGCCGCCCTGGGGAGGCGCCTGGTAGGCGTGCAGCATCCGCGTCCGCAGATGAGAATCGACTTCCTGATCAGCGCCGCCCGTGATCGCCGATGCCGCCGTGCCGGCAGAATTGATGCCGTCGATCACGACGCCCAGCGTCAGGACCGTCCCGGCATCCGCATTGCCCGCGGCGCCGGCCGTTTGAGCGACAATCGGCGCCGTGATCACGCCGCCGCTGACAGCACTGTCGGCGGTCACGGAATACGTCGCGCCGTCCTCGCGCAGCACCAGCGTTCCTGCCGGCAGGACTTTGCCGTTCGTGCCGGTGCCGGACCATGTGCCCGTCGCGGCGGTCGCAGGTTCGCGCACAATCGCCTTGAGTTGTGCCCAGCCTTCGAGAAATTCATCCGTGCTTGTGAACGGCACCGATTGACGACTGATCCAGTCGAGATAGCCGTAGTGCAGATGCGCCATCCCGGCCTGCACCCAGGACAGCACGCGCAGCACGGAACGGCGCAGCAGGCCGTTGGCGTTCGGCAGGTCGGACGATGCGATGTCCTGCATCGCCTGCGTGCGCAGTGCGCTGAGCGTTGGTCGCTGGAATGGCATCTCGCACTCAGTAGGTGAGGAAATCGCGATCGACGCCGGTCAACGGCGTGCCGTCTGCGCCGATCAGCAGGAACTCCGGGTAGTCGATCGGCGGCTGGAAAATGATTGCCGGCGCGAGGCCATCCCAGACGAAAGAGAACTGCGTCACGCCGCGCGCCTGCGTCAGTTGGATATCGAGTCGAAGACCGCCCTTGCCGTAGAACGACGGGGTGACGTCAACCGCAGAAGCGATGCCGTCTTCGATCAGCCATTGCAATGACTTTTCGGCCGTGTCGCGGGCAAAATTGAGCGTGTCCTGATTTCGGATGCGCCCCATGACTTGCCAGAGTTTCGAGCCGATCAGGTCCGGCGCCTCATAGGTATCGGCCCACCATCCGCGGGGATCGTTGTCACGCGGGTCCGGCAGCACGTCGCCGGTATCCACGACGTGATCAGTGAACAGCGAGATCAGGACAGCCGTTTCGAGATCCTGGCCGGTTTCGACCTGGCCGTCGATGATGCGGATATCCGCGATTGCACTGGCCGGATTCCAGACAAGACGGATGTCAGCCATCACATGACCTGATCAG